ATATTATACTTTTGTCTTGTAATATTAATCCAATAAAAGATAAAGTTATGCCTAAGATTGATTTTGGTTTTGGCGGAAGTGGTAGTAATGAACCACAAGAACCAATTACAGATTTAGAAACAGGTAAAGTAGTAGATGACCCTACTGGTCAGACTACTGGTCTTGGAGATGATAATAAACCCGTTGATAAGCCGGCTGATAAACCAGCAGATAATGCTGGGGATAATAAGCCTGCCGACGGTGATAAACCTGCTAATGATAGTAACAAACCCGCTGATGATAAATTTGGCGATTTAGTTGCTGGTACTGTTATTTCTATTGGCGAAGAATCTTATACTGTTGATAGTGAGGGTAACCTTGTTGATAAAGACAATAAGATTTTCAAAGAAGCCGCAGAAGTTAAAGAATATCTTGCTCAATTTGAAGTTGACGAGAATAAAGAAACTCCTATTGATGTTAATTCAATTATCAAAGCTGTTGGCGTTGAAGTTACTGATGAGAACGATAAACCGATTACTTTTGATAATACTCCTGAGGGTATTGCTCAATATGTCAACGAAGTTATTGAATTACAGAAGCAAGAAATTGCTCAAGCTGGAGTTCAAACTCTTCTTGATAAATATCCTATTGTTGCTGACTTTCTGAATTATTACGTAGCTAACGGTAATGATGCTCGTGGATTCGGAGAAGTTAAAGACAGAAGTTCTATTACTATTGATGAAAATAACGTTGCACAACAAGAAGCCATTATTCGTGAAGCCTACAAAGAAAATAATCGTCACGGTGATGTTGATGCTTACATTAAATATCTGAAAGATACTAACGCTCTTTTAGATGTTGCTAAAAGTGAATTGGCTGGACTTCAACAGGCAGATGCCGCTCTTAAAGAGCAACAAGCTAAAGAAGCTCAAGCTAAACTTGAAGCCGAGCGTAAAGCAGAAGCCGATTATTGGAACGGTGTTAAAGCTGTTGTTGATAGTAAAGAGATTGCAGGTTATAAAATACCTGATACTATCATTATTAACAAGAACGGCAAACAAATTGCAGCTACTCCTAATGATTTCTTTAATTATCTTTATCAAGTTGATGATAAAGGTTATAGTCGTTATGAAAGAGATTTGGCTGCTCGTGATGCAAAGGAACAACTTCAAGACGATTTGCTTCGTGCTTATCTTACTTTTACAGGCGGAAGTTATTCTAATCTTGTCGATTTGGCTGTTACTAATAAAGAAACGAAAAATCTTCGTCTTAAAGCAGCCGCTGCAAAACAAACTGCTACTGTTAGAGTTACTCCACCGAAACCAAAGAATGTTGCTAATAATATAGCTGCTGTTCTTGGTTATAGTTAATAACTAAATAAAATTATTCATTATGTACACAATGCGAGTTCTTGAAACTGGGCGTTATGACGATAGAGGATATAGCAATGAAGAAAGTATTGCTAATCTTATGCTTCAAAGTCCAGTTGAAATTAATGCGTTTTTGACTTACAACTATGGTCTTGACGATGACCGTTTTCCTCTTACGTTTATGACCGAGGGACAAGGTGTAAAAGGTACTGATACTGTTGCTACGGTACAGTGGACTTGGAAGACTATGGGACGTATGAAGTTTATTGATTATGTTACTTATTTCAATACTTCCAATACTAAACCTGGTCTTGGTGGTGCTGAATTTGAAGTACATTTTGCTACTCATTGGTTTATTGAACAGCACGGTCTTATTGCTCCGGACGGAACTCAATATCGTATTCAGAAAGACCTTGGCGAATCTGCTTACGGTTATGCTTATATTCTGGCTCCGGTTAATCCCGACCCGACTGGTTATTGCGACCCCGACAATTTAGCTAAAGGAACTTATTGGTCACTTGCTGCTCCTACCGTTTCAGAATCTTATTCTAAGGGTAATCGTAGTAATTCTATGGGGCCAGGTAAAATGACTTCTCAGCTTGAGTTCTTCCGTTTCTCTAAAGAAGTTGCTGGTAATATTTCTAACGTTGTTACTAAATATCAGTTCCAGCAAGGAGAGGGTGGTGGTACTGCCAATCTTTGGATTACCGAAGAAATGCGCCAATTCAACTTGCACATGAGAGTAATGAACGAAGAACGGCTGTGGTTATCAACCTACAACAGACTACCCGACGGTACTATTAAACTTAAAGACCATGATAATGGTAAACCTATTCCTCGTACTGCTGGTATGCTTGAAATTTGTCGTGAAAGTAACTATGATACTTACGGCGAGTTCTTGACGTTGACGAAGTTGGAAAGAACTGTCGGTGATGTTCTTAACAAAGATACCGATGACGGTACAATGGAGATTGTTCTTATGGCTGGTAAGGGCTTTATTCAAGACTTCCAATATGCTATTGAGAACGAAGCTATGAGCAAAGGTTTCATTACTCCTCTTGGTGAAAAGAAGATTATGGATAACGGCAACGGTCTTGCTTATGGTAAGTATTTCAATAAATACATTACTCCGGACGGACATATTATTACCGTTAAACATTGTTCTTTCTTTGACAAGGGCACTATTGCCGAAGCCGCTAAAGCTAATGGACAAATTCATCCTCGTTCAGGTCTGCCTATTACTTCTCATCAAGCTTGCTTTATTGACTTCTCTACTTATAAGGGTGAACGTAACGTTCGCGTTATTCGTCAGAAAGGACAAGAATATATTGCTAAGGTTATTGAGGGTATGACTCCGATACCTGCTTCTTGGGGTGTTGCTACTTCTAATCGTGCTGTTACTGAAATTGATATGTCAAGCTATCAGATTAAGGGCACAATGGGATTGCAAGTAAACAACACGACGAAGATGTTCTTGTTGCAATGTAAATTATAATTAACCGTTAAACAGTAAAAGATATGCCTACAATGCAAAATGCTGGTGGTGCTGCAAATAAACAGGAAAACACCGCTCCTGCTGCTCCTACTGAAACAGTAGATAAAGAGAAACCAACTGCCACTATGGTAGAAAGAAAACAAGAAGAAGCTGATGCCGCTTATGTCGATATTCGTTATATGGTTATAGCTCTTGCTTCTCATTATTCTTTGTATCGCAAAGCTAATGATAAAGAGCTTGCTGAACGTAATGAATATATCGGTAGCTGTATTAGAAGTTCCAATGCTCTTTGTGCAAACAAAGGTGAACTTGAAGCTTACTTTCCTAATCTTATTGGTGTTTCTCCTAACGACCAAAATTTCGTTAGACGTGTTAAAGAATATCTGAATAATTTTCAGGTTAAAGTTGACAAGCTTGGTCTTCGTCTTAATCTTACTTTCCATTATAATCATTTTAAAGATTATCTTGCTTTCAAGAAAAAAGAAGAAGCTATTGAAACCGAATTTGCCCAAGTCAATCGTGGCGATGCTACGGCTCTTAAACGTGCTATTGAGAATAGAATTGTTAAACTCAATGCTCTTGAGTCAACTAAATGGCAATATGGTAATCCGGAAAACGTAGCCGATTATCTTCTTTATCGTCATTGCTTGTTATATTCTGATGTTGCTAAAGACCACTCTCTTATTAACAAAGAGCATATTCGTTTTTATTTTAAAGACGAACAAAAGGAAAACGAGCTTAAAGCTAAGCAACGTCTTGAACTTAACAATGCTAAGCGTAACTTTGTTACTCTTATCGGCAACGACAAAGCGTTTGAAGATGTTTATGTTCAGTACTGTGTATTGAAGAATAAACCTATTATTCCGTCACTTGCCGAAGACGACCTTGTTAAACAAGAAAATCTTGACTATTTTAGCCAGAAAGAACCTGTTAAGTTTAATGAGCTTTATACCGACCGCAGTATTTCCGTTAAATCTCTGATTGAACGTCTTGTTGCTTACGGTATTCTGATTAGACATCCGCATAGTCAAAACATTGTTTCTGCTAATGGTGATTTTATTGGAGCTAATATGAAAGAGGCTACTGCTTGGTTCAAGAACGCTGAAAATGAAGCTACTGTTGCCGCTTACGAAAATCAACTAAAACTTGTTTAAGTTATGGATATAGAACAGATGCACGTCACGTTCAGAGAAGTTGCTCAACGCATGGGGCTGCAAACTGTTCGTGCTATTTTTCCAGAAGATGTTGATATTTGTCTTAATTTTGCCATTATAACCAAAACTCGAAATATCGTTGCAGAGAATGCTCAAACCGTTAATGATTTAATTGTTAGAGCTAACGCTGACATTTCTCAACTTAATGCTCTGCGTAATCTTGCTAAGAAAGGAGAAGTATCAGGCTCATCCCTTACGGGGGGTGGTACTGAGCTTCATCCTTTTCTTGCTAAAGTCGATAATAGCGAAGTAATGTTTTATACTCGTTTTGCTATTGGTTATGCTGGTGACAATACTCTTTACGATTGCCGTATTATTGAAGCTGAATATCTTCAAAGAACGCTTCGAGATTATTGCAATCGTGCTACCAAACAACACCCCGTTTGTGTTGCTGTTTCTATTGACGAGAAATTGAATGTTGAAATATATAATGGTAGTTCTAAGACTGTTCCTAATATTCTTGTTTACAATTATATTAAGACGCCTAATAAAGTTAGACTTGATGAAGAAAATCCTGCTAACAATGTAAATTGTGATATGCCTGATTATCTTATTCAAGAAATAATTGAACTTGCTGTTCAGTATTATAAACAGACTTTTACTCGTCCCAATGAACAAAAAGTAAATTAAAATATTATTAATTATGAGGCAATTTCTTTTAGGCAAGAGCGTTGCTTATCCTACTGCTCTTACAAGTCTTGCCGTTGGTCAACTTGCTTTCGTAGCTCTTGTTTCTGGAGTTGAAACTCTTGACAGCGACGGTACTAAGATTAAGAACAAAGGTTATATTTATCTTGGTAAATCTGATGCCAAAGGTGGTAAACTTGTTGTTCCTATTTACAAGAATAACTTCTCTTATAGCAAAATGGTTTATGCCGCCTCTACTCAATACACTGGTAATTTTACTATTGCTGATGTTGTAGCAGGAAGTGATTATACTGTTGTTGTTGTAAAGAAAGGAGTTGGTTTTAATGAACGTAACAAATGGACTTCTACTGTCCGCGCAAAGGCTGCCGATACCGTTGACACTATTGCTGCTGCATTAGCTTCGCAGATTACAGCAAATGTTGGTGCTGGTGTTACTGCTGCTGCTGCTTCCGCTGGTAAAGTTACTGTTACTGCCAAAGAAAAAGGCGTTGATTATGAGCTGACACTTGGCGATGATTTGTTCGGAACTGCTGTTACTCAGACACATGCTACTGCCGCTGTTGCAGATGCTAAGTATATTACCGATTTGGCTATTAAGGCTGCTGCCGATGCTGGTATCGAATATACTTACCAAGATGCTGGTGAGCTGATTTATCCGGACTTCCCGCTTAATCCTTTGGCTCAAGATGATTCTGCCGATACTGGATTTACTGTTTATACAATTCGTTTTGCCGAACCTCGTGAAATGAAGACAGTTGACCAGAGTATTAATCAAATTGTACAAATAGCTGTACCTACTGGTACTGCCGCTATTGCGACTATCGACAAAATCTTGGCTGCACTTGCTGCCTAACATAGTAAGCAAATAATTTGTATAATACGCAAAGCCACTGTTACTATAAGTATTTATGGTAATAGTGGCTTTTATTGTTTAATACTCATGACTGAACTCACGCCCGTTATGGACTTTGTTAACCAAAGTCTTAAAAACTATTCTGTTACTGCTGTTGTAATATCAAGTTGTGTTTTTATTCTTTATACTATTGTTATCAAAGGAATTGATTATTTTCGTCATAAAGACCAACAAAAGCCTATGATTGAAATGGCTAATTCTATTAAAGAAGTTAGTAATAACGTTGTAAGACTTAATACTATTCTTGATAAACTTTTTCAAGATGCTCTTCGTAAAGATGTCGAGAAAAGTAAGATTATAATCGAACTTTCGTTTTCTAATTTCCAATCAAGTATTGCTCATCTTTGTAGAAACATTATTATAAACAATAATATCGACCTTAATAAGAACCTTGTTGTTGCCAATATCAAACAAACTATTAATGCCGAATATTATAAAGTTTATCATAACCTTTCTCAATATGATATTGATGGTCGTCCGATTTCTTTGTTCCTAAAAGAAGAATGGAAAGAAGATTGTCTTAACAATATACTTGGTATTATTT